TGTAGCAGACCTTGAGACTACTGCTGTCCATGAAATCACCGGCCACTATGGGGTAGACACGCTTCTTGGCGAGGGCGGTATGAAGACGCTGACCAAGAGCATAGAATCCCAACCCGGCGGCATCATGAAGTTGGCTGAAGAACTTGGGCCTGAAGTTGCGGAGGGTGTTGCCCTTACCAAGGCTGGCGGTGGTGATGCTGTAGAACAAGTCCGTGAACTTATTGCCTACACCGCACAGCAACGGGCAACCGAAGGGTTCCTCAAGAAGGCTAACCGGTTTATCAAGGAACTTGTTGGTACGCTTCGTGCCGCGCTGAAGAAGATGGGCTTCACCTCGTTTGGTCTAGACCGTGTCAGCACAAGCGACATCTACAAGATTATCCGTGACGCAGAACAAACGCTTGGTAAGAACCGCCCCGGCGTGTACGTCTCCCCGACTGGACAGGTTGCATATCGTCTTGGTGGTATGAAGTGGGGCGATACAGAGCAAGCCAAGACGATGGAGGAAATTTCCAAGGGCGGAATCATTGGCAAAGAGAAGGGTTTGATTGCTACCCTGAAGGCTAACTTGTTTGGCCTTGGCGCTACTACTCAATGGATTGACCGTCTTGCCCCGGTTGAACGCGCTGCTGCCTACATGAAAGATGAAGCACAGGCTATGCAGATGATGTACCACCTGCGCATGCATGACTACGCTAACAACGCTACGGCTGAAGTTGCATCAAATGGGGCGCTTATTTACAAGAAAGATGAAAAGGGCTATCACATCCTTACCAGCCGTGAAGGTCCTAACCTAGCTAAGATTGCACAAGTATTGAACAAAGCTAAAGAAACATTTGGTGATGCTAACGCTGTAAATGAAGCGTTCTCTCTGTACATGGCGGCTGTTCGTGCAAAGCAAGAGAAGAAAAGCGTCCTCGACTTTGAAGAGAAACGCATCACCAAAGACCAGATTGATAAGGCGTTTGCTGCCGGTGAAAGTGTCGAGGCTTTCCGTGAAGCCCGTAAGATGTACAAGGAATACAACGAAGGTTTGCTCGACTTCCTTGTTGAAACCGGTGCAATGAGTCAGGAAGAACGCGACCGTCTTATCAAGGACAAGGAATACTTCCCGTTCTACCGCATGCGTGACGGTATCGCTGAGCTTGTGATTGGTGATGAAGCCCACCCCATAGCTATTGGTGATATCAAGAATCAGCCGTATCTCCAACAACTTGTTGGCGGTAACAAGCCCATCCTCGACTTCTTCACTGGCTCGTTGCAAAACACCAGACTGCTTACTGAGATGGCGCTGCGTAACCAAGCTACCAAGGAAACCGCCTTTGCTCTTGCTAACTCCGGGCTACTTGAAGTTCCGCTGGATGAGAACGGTAATCCCAAGAAGCGTAAAGACGGCAAAGAATACAACGGCATCTTCAAGGGTACCGGCAAGGCTGCATACAACGTCATCCGCTTTAAGCACAAGGGTGATAACTATTACGCAGTTCTTGACGAAAAGCAGATGGAAGCTATTGGTATCCCCGCCGACCTGTTCGTCAAGGGTATGGAAGGTATCCGCGCTACTATCCCCGCGTTCTTCAGGGCTATGTCTGTTCCGACCAAGTGGTTGCGCATGGCGGTTACAAGAAACCCCGTCTATGTTGCACGACAAATCATTCGTGATTCCACGAACAACTGGTTGATTACTGGTGCGGATGGTAAGCCTGTAATTGGCGCAGCCAAAGAGTACGTTGATATTGTCCGGGGTAAGAGCGAGGGATACAAAGCGCTACAACAACGCCTCATTCTTGGTGGGCAAACTCTGAACGGCTTGCCAGAAGATATGCAAAAGATTCTTCTCCAGATTACCAAGGGTGACGGTAGTTTAGTTTCTAAGCTTGCTGCCAAGGCAGACCATATGGCATCTGCTGCCGATGCCGCATCACGGGTTCGTATCTACAACGACTTCCGTAAGCAAGGTCTGTCGGATATGGAAGCCACCATCGCAACTATGGAGTCGATGAACTACAACAAGCGCGGACTGTCGCCTAGCCTGTATATGGCTAACATGATGATTCCGTTCTTGTATTCGCAGATTCAAGGCTTGAACGTAACCTATAAGGCTATGTTTGGAAAGATGCCGTATGCGCAGAAACTGAATCAGCGCAGTAAGTTCTGGACTCGCGGCATGATTCTTACTGGTATCACGTTAGCCTACGCAGCAATGATGGGTGATGACGAAGCCTACGAGAACGCAGGTCCTGAGAAATATTCAAACTGGTTCTTGCGTATCCCCGGACTTGATGAACCCTTCCGTGTACCAATTCCGTTTGAAGTTGGCTTGATGTTCAAGGCTATCCCCGAGGCAGCTATCGACCTTGCCAAGGGTGATGAGGACGCTAGGAAAGCAGTCAAGGGTATCGGCAGGTTGATGATGCAGTCTGTTCCCGGAGACATCCCGACATTCTTGAAGCCCGGTATTGAGGTTGCCACCAACTATTCTTTCTACACAGACCAATCAATCGTGTCGCGTAGAGAAGCGCAGTTCCTTCCGGCTGAGCAGTACCGTGAGAACACCACAGAGTTCGCCAAGTTCTTGGGTGGTATGACTAACGTGTCGCCTATCAAGATTGATTACTTCATCCGTGGGCATCTGGGTTCACTCGGTATCGCCACCATGCAGGCTATGAATCTTATGGCGTTGGATAAGCCGGACGTTGAACCTCCGACAGGTAAGGCGTCTACCCTGCCCATAGTGGGCGCGTTGTTCCAGCCCAAGGATGCTAGCGGTGCGCTTGAGATTTTCTACGAGAACGCTGAACGCTCGGAGAAAGCAAAGGCTACGTTCAATAAGATGGTTGCCGAAGGGCGTGGTGAAGATGCTACCAAGTTTGCTCAGGAGTACAGCACCGACATCGCGCTCTCTGATTTCTCGGGTAAGATTAGAAAAGAACTGGCTAACCTAGCCGCTATGCGCAGGCTTGTGCTGCAATCCAGTCAGTCCGGTCCAGAAAAGCGGGAGAGTCTTGACAATATCCGCAAGGCGCAGATTGCTTTGTCGAGGGCGGCTAATCAGGCTTTCTATTCGACACGATAAACAGAACGCCAAGCTTACCGTCGAAGATACCGAACTTAGTCTTCACAAACCTGCCGGAGGAAAGGGCTGACTTCAGCCCTTCCTCTTTTGTTATCTCTTCGTTTAGCGTTGGTATGAAGATAGCGTCACCCTTCTCCATCAACTCCCACGGATAATCAATCTCCAGCTTCTTCAAAACGGTTGTCCGGTACGCTAATACGCATGGCAGCTACCCGCATCTCGGGGCCTTTGGTCTTGGCTAGCAAGTCCTTCTTCTGTACATACTCAACGTGGTACCGCTTCTCCATGTCTTTCTTAAACTGCTCAAAGCTAAACCCCATAGCGGAGCAATGCTGACGCAGCATCTTGATTTCAATGTAGTAGTCGATACGTCCGGGTGTAACGTCATGCTCAACCCGACCCGCAACATGCGAGCGGCTTATCGTCTGGTCAATGATGCCATCGTTCCCAAGCACCGCTTCAAACATCTTACTAGCATCGCTCTTGCGTACGACAACAAGCTGACCATAACGCTCTCTGGTGTAGGAATTAAGAACATCGTCTGCGGTCTTCTGTGAAAGGTTTACGTACTTCCGCCCGTTCTCAATGAGTGGGCCGAAGCAATGCTCAATCAGCTTCTTGATTGGAATGTCGATGATGTTGGCGTACTTAGAACCCAGAGAGATGGCGAACGTAACAACCGCTGCACTGCCATCAAACCAGAACCGCTCGCCATCACGCTCGTTGAACATCAAAGCCAGACGCTTGCGTGTTTCCTTGAACAGGGCGCTGACTTCTTCCCTATGCTGTACTAACCAATGTATGTACACCGGACCCATAGTGCCGTAGCAATGCTCAAGCGCCTGCATATTCTCGCGCTCTTCTTCCGACAGCATGGCTAACTTCTTGTCGAACTGCGCCTCAAGCATACGGAACAACACAGCTTCACTCGAAGTATCCTGCGCCGCAAGAGAGTCCATCAGGTACGAGTTGGAGGTAGTAAGCAGGATGCCTTTCCAACTGCCGTCATTAACTTGGATACCACCCTTGGTAGTTGACCGGTCTTTGGGGATACCTTCCGACCACCGATAGATGATGCTCCTAGCCCATGCGTTCTGCTGCGCCGCAGTTACTTTAGTATTGGTAGATACTTGCCCGTTCTGCTTAGTCGTCGATTCATCAATAACCACACCGCAACTACGAGACGCGGCAGCAGCTTCAAGCACAGCAATCTCAGACGAGTCAGATGCAATAGTGAACTTGGACGGGTGCCCCCAGAACGCTGACGAGATACGCAGAGCCAAGGTCTTACCAGCGCCAGACTCTTTACCACAAGCATGGAACGTAACCCCGTTCACCCCCGCAAACTCCATGATGGGGGAGGCAGCGTTCGATAACCCCATACCAAGCAGCATCCACTCTTCACGGCGAATCAGGGTGTTGACGAGGTTAATCCACGGCTCGATGCTCGTGCCCTTGCTCTTGGTCTTGAGGTTCATCGCTTCAAGCGATGGCATAGGGAAGCTATCCACAGAACCATCAGGCCGGTAGATTTTCTCCCCTAGTACAAATGACTTATCTTCTTGCCACCCGTAATGGTTGGGAACCACGAGGGCATTGTGCGTACGGCTCGCTTCTTCAACGGCGGCGCGGACAAACTCGAACAGGTTGGCATCATTACCAGACCCGAACATAGCCATGATGTTTTGTTCCGCCAAAGACTTTAACGTCTCGTCCTTGCTGACGATGGCGCGTTGCGGGAAGGTAATAGTCTCTGGCCCCGTAGACTTGTCGGCTACCATGTAGACCATATGCGTCCTGTTGATGTTCAGGATATGCACAACAAACAAATCGTAGTCGAGGATGCGGATGTCCCGCGTAGTCTCTTCGCCCTCTTCACCTTTCTTGGACGGCACCTTCTGGTGCTTGATTACTCCGCCGCCTTGTGCATAGCTAAAGCCTTTCGGTGCAGGGGGCCGTGATACCTTGGTTGGCGTTGCGGTTGCCGCAGCTTCTTCCTCTACTACAACTTCCTTCTCTGCTTCATCTGTCTTGATGTAGTTGGCTAGAACCAGAGGGTTCGTAATCTTGCCCTTGTGTGGACAACCGTTACATGAAACGCCAGTGATGTCTTCCATCTTGGCGCAGGGATAAGGCCCCTTGATTTCCCGCAGCTTGCCGTGCATGCGGTCTTCATCGTACGGGTGCAGGTCGCTCAAATACTTGTTGAACTCTTCTGCATCCTCGCACTTCATAGACCACGACAACATCGCTCGCCACAGCGGTTCCATACCATCTTCAGAAGCATGGTCAATGTAGTGTTTGAGTTGGGCGCAGCCGGTGCCGCTGTTTGTTTTGTCTAGCAGGAGTTGAAACTTTGACCCGTTGCTAGGCGCAAGCTTGAAGGTGCTGTTCTTTTTCTTTGGGGCAACGCCGGGAATATCGAGCGCTGCTTCCGCAGGGTGGCCCTTGAGTTTGCTCTTGATTGCGTTGGCTACTTGTTCAAAGTTGAATACCGTATCGCCGCCTGCCTTGATAGCGCAGGGCATAGGCTCAGGCTTTTCATCTGAGACATACTTGAAGTTGTACGACCCCGGCACCCGCAGCACACGGGCGGCATCACCAGTAACGCTTTGGTCAATCTTGAAACCTTGCTCAGTGCAAAGCTTCTTCAGATTCCGTGCAGCAACCAACCACTCAGATGCAGGAATGTCCCTGTCCATAGGCCAGTACACATGGATACCCCCGCCAGAATCAACGATGATTGGTGAGCCTAACTCTTCAAGTTCTGTGTCCTTGAGAAACTTACGAACCGCAAGGAACGCTTCTTTCTTGTTGGCGTACTTGCCATTACCGCAGTCCACATCAATGAACAGTGAGCGCATGTGCGACACGTTAGCCGCAGTACGGGTGCCGTCCTTGATGAAAGACCCAAGAGCAAAGTACGAATTAAGCTTCTGCTGCACATGCTCTTGAGAGCCTTCAAGCATATCTTCTATGCTCTTGACGAACCTGTGCTGCTTACGCTCGGTATCAAACTCTGCTACGCAATACAAACCCTGCGATGGGAGAACCCGTTGCAGGAACTCTACCGGCTCCATACCCACCCCTTACAAGATATACAGTTGCTCCGTTGATGCGGCACGATGGTCTTGTGCACTTATCTCTTGTAATAGGGCAAGGTAAAACAGGTAGCGTTTGAGCATTTCTTTTTGCCAAGCAATAGGCATACCGCCTTCGGAGATGAACTGCGCTGCCGCCGGTATAAACGCCTCATCTCTCAACCCCGCAGGTTCAGATGGTTGCATATCTTTCTCCACGCATCCTCTGAGGAACCAGAGGATTGCATAATATCAACCAGTCCTTGCACGACATTTCTGTATGCAGGTGCGACTTCTCCACCACTGAACCAGTTGTATACGGTCTGTCGGGTAGCGCCGGTACTCTTAGCAATCTTGGTGACGGGGAAGTCCAAATAGATAGCCCATCTTCCAAGTTGATTGCCAAGAGTCTTCGGTGCCTTGTCGATTGTTTCTTTGATTTTTTCTGAGTAAGCCATGTTAAAGAGGGGGCATACGCCCCCATTCCTTATTCGTCGTCCCACTCATCAACAAGCGAATCAAGCGAAGTCTTCTTCTTAACGCTCGACGCCACCTCAACTTCCTTGCGAACCTTCGGTTCTTCCTCATCGTCAGCTTCGACAACAAGGGCAGGCTTAGCCTTACGCGCAGGCGGGGTGCCTTCAATCTCCGGTGCGGGCAGAGCAACCTTGGGTTCAGCAGACGGAGCAGCAAACGTCATCTTGATTGCGCGCTTGGCATCATCAGTCTCGCCCTGCTTCTTGACGGTGTCGTACTGTTCTTCATTCAACCAAGCAGCAGGACGGAACAGAAGCTTGGGCACCGCAGCCTTGGTATCAAACTTCATACGAGTGACGAGCATGTCGGGGTCCCACCCATGTGCATCCAGATACTGAGCGTAGGCGCGGAGCGGACGAGCATCGTTCTCTTCCTTACCAAAGATAGACGTTGCAGGCAGGGTCATCTGCAACACATCACCTTCAAGGTCGTTAGCCAAAACCACAGCGATACGCTGCGAGAAGCGGCAGGCACGGCTCTCACCCTGACCGGAACCCTTGATGTTGTTCGGGCAGTTAGCGCAGGTATCCGATTGGGGTTCTTGAATCGAAGCATCGGGGCGCTCACCATCAGCGGACCAGCAAGACGGGGTAGTAGAAACTCCTTCTTCATAGGTGCCGCCGTAGAACGAGCGACCAACCTTGGGAGCGGCGTTAACAATAACAACATCGAGGTGACGGTCTTCAATAGAACCGACTTCCTTACTACCTGCAAACAAACGGAAGACGCCACCCTTGATGGAGATACGCTTGATGGGGTTTCCACCGCCACTACCCGCAAGGGCAACAGCAAGAGACGAGCGCTCGGAACGCTTAGCAAAAGTGGGGACAGCCGCCCCTTCAAACTTAACGACTTGGGTCATTTGTAATTCCTTTTAACGAGACGGTTTGCGTACCGAAATATCAAACTCCGAATCAGAGTTCAAACCCGGAGGTACGAGGCCGGGGTTTTCTGTAAGAAACAATTCCATGTTCTTCTGAGCAATACGCTTCTCAAGAAGGTCAACCGCATCATTAAGAACGATGAACTCTTTGAAGCTAGCCCAATCGTTTGTACTGTAGCGGGTCTTCTTGGAAAGGATAACCGTACCAAAATCGGTCTTAGCCGAAGTGGTACCGAGCGCAAGCATACGCTCTTTGATGGCAATCTTCACGGCATCTTGCTGTTCTTTGAGCGCGGCTAACTTATCGTCGTACTCTTTCTGAACTTCTTGAATTGCCGTCCGCATCTTCAGATAGACGCGGGTAAGTTTGTCCAGAGGGACTTGTGATTCAGAATCCATGACACTCTCCTTATGCTTTGTCAAAACTTTAACACGACTACTCGGCTTGTGCAAGCTCTTCTTCGTACAATTTGATGAGGCTTGTGTGCTCGTTAACTCGATGCGCCAACTGCTTGAACATGCGCTTCTCAATCTCTGAGCCTTGCAAGTGGATAACCGTGACCTTGTCGGAGTTTTGTCCTTGTCGGTCAGCACGGGCACAACACTGAACGTATGTTTCTACACTCATAACAGGACCCCAAAACACCACCGTGTCCGCAGCGGTTAGTGTCACCCCATGTGCAGCAGCTTGCGGCTGAATAACCAGTACTCGGGGGGTCGGAGTGGTCTGAAACTGGTTAAAAATTAGTGTTCTCTTTGAGGCTGAGATATCACCGTGAATCGTAGCACACTCAATTCCATGCTTTCCTAGGAAGTTACTTATAGTATCTATGCTATGTCGGAAGTTTGCGAACACCAGAACTTTGCGTTGCGTCTCTTCAAGAACTTCCATCAGGACATTGAGGCGCGGGGCGCAATCGAACTCAACAACCTCACCATCATCTGTGTATGCAGCACCTGCTGATATCTGCAAAAGCTTGTTCACGTTAACCGCTGCGTTAGCGGCAGTGATTACTTCCCCCGCCGCCTGTACTGTCATCCGTTCCTTGAGAAGTTTGTAGTACTTGACCTGTTGGTTGGTCAAAGGAATCTCTCGGGTTTCAGTCATGACCGGAGGTAGGTCAAGACATTGTTGTTTGGTGTAGCGGATTGCGGGTTGCAGCGCTTCATACACTCGGTCAGGTGCATCCGCTTTTGGAATCCACTTAAACTGCGTTAGCTTACGCATGACCAAGTCGCGCCATGCAGTCTGGAACTTTGGCACACCGCTTGGGTTAACTAGCTTAGCAAGACCGTACGCATCAACCGGCGACTGACTAGCGGGGGTGCCGGTCATCATCCAGAGGAAAGTCTTGGGGGTGATTAGTTTAGATAGCGACTTCCACCGTTTGGTCGATGGGTTCTTGTATGCGTTAGCTTCATCCACGATGATGAGGTCGAACCTGCCATCCGCTTTAACTTCATCGGCAATAAGGTTCAGCCCATCGTAGTTAGTAATGACGAACTCGTAGTCCTGCTGCACCATCTCTATTCTGCGGGTAGCCTGCGCATGGTGCGCGACTACGGCTGTTCTGTGAATGATGCTGCTACGAAGGTCGTTCATCCATGCGCTGTGCATAATCGACAAGGGGCAAAGAACAAGACACCGCCGCACTTCACCGCGCTTCATCAGATAGTCAGCAGCCCACAGTGCAGCGAGGGTCTTGCCGGTGCCGGGGTCGTTGAAGCAGAACGCTCTGCGGTGCAGAGTTAAGAAAGACGCC